TTGATATTATGTTATAATTTTTGTCGAAATATTGGTCCCAGTAATTGACATGGTTTTCTTTGTATTTTTTGAATTCATGGATAATTTTTTCGTGATATTTTTCTGTTTTTGATTTATCTTTGAACATAGCAGTATTATCAATATACATAATTTATTTATGTATATTCAAACAAATGTTTTCATATTTTGTTGTCTCCGCGTAAGAACAATTCTTCTAATGTTTGATAATTTTAGAAAACAACTCCACAAGGGTGGAGACCCCTCAACATCCTGAAGGGATGTAAGGTGGGAGACACCTTTGGTGTCTCTTACCAAAGGTGTCTCTAACCGGTCTTCGACCTTCGTTATTAGTAATTTTTCCGACACCATTTCTTTTTCGTATATTGTCTTCGTATTTGTTTTCGTTTATGTGTATGTTTTTTACCACCTGATACTGTACATGTATTTTTAATGTGTGATTCATTTGTACATGATTTTTTTCTATGTTTTTGTAACTCAACTGTTTTTTTTACCTCAATTTTATCAATTTTTTTTAAATAATTTTGTAACTGTTTGTTTTTTATAATCACTTTATCTTTTTGTGAGCTTCTAGATTTTGGTCCCACTCTAGCTTCGCTACTTTTTGAGTTTGTAGATTTACTATGATTTTCTTCTTGTTTCTCACTATAAGTATCAAGAGACTTACATAATTTACATGTTTTACATTTGGTTTTACATGTAAATTTTACTTTGCCTGGCATATACCATTTATTGATAAAAAATCATTTCTACTTAGATTTCTTTGAATCAATACAACACTGTTTCTTCATTTTTTTTGATATTTTTCTTGATGTTCTCTTACTCCAACACTAGTGACCACGTTTCGGATTGATACAACAGGTTTCTTTCTTACCTTGTACTAAACGACATATTTTGTTTTTACGTGTTCTCCCTCCTACTACTGATTTTTTCTCTGAAATTTTATTACATCGGTTTGTTTTGGGGTTGAGAACCTTTCCCGCCGGACAAATTTTTAGTGTTTTGTCCTTGGGTATTTTTATTTTATTACATCGGTTTGTTTTGGGGTTGAGAACATTGCCTGGGGGGCATTTCTTAGGTGATTTTGATTTGGTCTTTTTTATAATCGGTTTTGGATCCATATTCGCCATTATTTTCATATTTGGTATTTTTGTATTAATATGTTTTGCGATTTCATTTATATTTTTTTCCAATTCTATTTCACTCTTTTCTTCCTTTTCCAATTCAGCTGGTGTTGATGACAAACAATCTTCATATATATGTATTGCTTCTTCAATAGTGACACGATCCGCCATATTAGGCGAAATCATAAAATTAAATAAATGTTGTAATTTCAAATATTTGGTTTCATGAATAAGATGTTTGGTATTTTCCAAAACATGTAGCAGGGATATTCCAAGACCAAATACATCATATGTTTCAAAACATCTGTTCAAAAATTGATCATATGTGGTTCTACCTATAGCATGCAAAAAAAAATTACTCCATTCGTTAATATAGTCATGTTTTTTATCGTATGTTTTTTTCATTGTATACTCATACAAATATGCCATTTGATCGTTATTTTTTTTAAACATTTTTAAACAATAATTCATTTTTTCTGTAGTGGTTAATTCAGAATAATGTAGAAATTCAGCCGCATTTAAAAATATACTTTCTGTGGGAAAATTCCAATGGTAATAAGCAAATCCATACGCATTTCGTCTTGCCTCAAATTTTGATCTGGTGATATTTTCCATCATTCCAAAATCAATGAAATTACAACGATTTGTGACAGTATTATAGACAATATTTTGGGGTTTCAAATCATGATGTATGATATTATTTCCTATAAATGATTCTACACCGAGAAACAATCGTTTCGCTTCCGTCCAAAATTGTGTCATGATACGTCGATTTGACGCATTATCCGGCTCTTTTTTCATTTTAATCACAAATTCTTCTAAATTATCACCACCGTCCTTCATAACAATTAATTCATAATTATCACTGGATTCTAATATTCTTTTACCTATTTTACAATTATTTACCGCTGGATCATTCATATCACTTTTTTCAAATTTACATGTGTCTGGCTTACCCAAGTAGTATTTTGAACTTGGATCTACTCGATCAATCAACACATATTCGCGCATTTCTTTGTTCGCGTTCTTGGTTGTCATCACTTTTGATATTTTGTTTTTATAATCGATTTTTTTTGATTTATTACATCGCAAACTTGGACGATGTACGCATCCGAAAGCACCTTCGGCTAAAAATTTAGGGTCTAGTGACATATATAATATGAAAATATTATGTATGTACTGTTCGGAATCACCATAGGAGATGGTGTAGCGAAATATTACCTGGAAAAAATAGAACGTACCCCTTTGGGGTATCCACCCTTGTGGAGTTGTTTGTAAAAAGAATGAATTCATATTCTGATGTCCCCGCGTAAGAACAATTCTTCCAACATCTCACGTGTTCCCGGCCATGTTGTCATAAATGAATTTAGGTTGTCACCATTACTCGATGCCTTCTCATAGGTTGTACTCACCATCGTATAAAAACGTACACCCATTTCTTGTTTGTCATCTTCGGAGATCTTTTCGTATTCGGCTTTGATTTCTTCGATTTGCGCCAAATTCATTTTTGTGTCGCATTTTTTGTCAATCAATACAGTCAAATTGTATGATTCATCGTCGTCGATAATAAAACAGTATACTCCATACACGTTACCATCATTGTACATACCCATAATTTATGTTATATATGGTCACATAAGCTTTAAATGATTTTTTTTCATACTAAAAACCTAATGTTCAAAGATATCATCCGGGGATGTTTGGTCGATGTTGGCTCCGTTTTCTTGTTCACTACAGCAACATTTACATGTATTGGCGTGTAATAGATGACTATAATCACCCTCATTGAAACCATCCTTTGGCCCGCCTGAATAATAGTCTTCCAAATTGTTGGCCGATGATCCGCGGGATTTTACGGATGTAAGGTAGCCGTGACCGTCACTGAATGTGATGGTGCTTTCAGCACCGAATTGGGGAGAAAAGGTGGTGCGCCGTGACTCCACTGCTCCAAACCGGTTGCTGCGCGTATAAATATAGGTGGTGCCTGATGGCAAATCCGTCATGTGATGAACAAACTGTGATTGAATAGGTCCCATAATATTATGTTATTATGGGATTATCATCTTATATGGTTTACATAAATAATATATTTGTAAGCAAAAAATTGAAACTAACATAAAGGTTGGTATTTTATATATATCACATCACAGTATCATGACTACAACTATTACGTTCAGCTTTATGAAACCTACACTATATAGTTACAAATTACAGGATGGTATCACATTTCATATCGAAAGGAGCAGTCATTCCATCGCGCGTTTGTATTTTACCGACGAACATGACTCGCCCGCAGAAAAACCAGCGCTTTTTCATGTGTATTCTTATGAATCGGATGGCGTCACTATGTCCTCTGTGATACAACGCCCTGTCAATAACCAACATTATTTTCTTTGTTGGACGGATAATTATTTGATAGAATACGACCAGAAGGAGATTTTGACGATTGATTCACAACGCACTTGGATTATGAATGCTAATTTGTAGATTTTCCGCACACCTTTGGTGTCGGAAAAATTACTAACAACGAAGGTCGAAGACCGGTTAGAGACACCTTTGGGGTCTCCACCCTTGTGGAGTTGTTTATCGTAATAGTCGCAGTGGTATTTCTCTCCGTTATGTATCGTTGTAATTATACTATGTTTCATCATCATCATTGTCTTCAGATTCTCCATTATCACTCATTTTTGTGGAACATTTGCGTTTGTGCGTGACGATTCCTTTTTTGGTACTACAAGAGAACTCGCATTTTTCACATACAAATAATTCTTGTTTGATATTCAGATGTTGTTCGAACAGGTTCTCCAATGGTTTTGCTTTGATAAGGTAGTTGATACTTTTGAATTCTTTACAATATGCCTTGTTTATTTTTTCAAAGTTATTTTTACAACTCATAATAGTTTGGTATGATTGATACAATTGATGTAGTTCATCGGTAGAAATCTCAATTTTGTTGGTGGACGGATTGGAATGATTTTTTATATGATGTAAAAGAAAACTCTCACATGTGAATAGTGTATTTTTTGTAAAGAATTCCACAATTTCTGGGTTGGTAATAGAAATAGTGTTCTCAGTTGCCATGATATATACCCTTGAACATTTCTATTTATATTGTTTTTCTAAATAGAGGTTGTAGTTTTTTCTAAGTGTAATATAATGTTCTCAAAATAGAAAATAATCATGTGTATAAATCATACAGAGAGAACCCGAGTATATAATATCATGGAGGATTCACAAGACATTATACTACATATTCCGTCTTATGTAAAATTACCTGTGGATATCCGAGATTTTTCCAAGGAGGAGAACACACTGCTATTAATGATTGGTATCAATGCGGTATTACTTGTAAAAAATGAGTACGTAAACAAAGACCAGGAGAAAGTGAACCAAGAAATTGAGAAAAAAATCCGCGATACTTATTCACGGATTGTTCTCGAAAAAGACCGGAAATACCAGGAATTGGAAGAACTGAATGTCACATTGAAAAAAACGTTTGAAGACGCTACCATGACGACCATGACAACTTATTGTGAAAAAATACAGGAAAAAATATACATTGAGAACGCGAAATTGGCGGATTACCAAGAGAAAATTCATGTATTGGAAAAGGAGAACATGAAAATGTCAGAACAGCTGCACCATCGCGAAAATGAATACAAGAATCGTCTGGAAATTGAGCGATTTAATATCATGAAACAAGTCGAAGGCGAAATGAAGGTTACTTTGGATGATTACAAGCGTAAAATCGACGAGATGAGGGAATTCAACAGTCAGTCTGAAATTCAGGCCATAAGAAAGGAGAACCAAAAAATACATGAATTGGGAGAACAATGTCGGGTTTTACAAGACGAATTGATGAAAACAAGGACGATTTATAATGATTTTGTGATGAAAATCGAGAACGAAAAACACGAAAAATTGTGTTGTACCGTGGAAAAGAACGAAACCATGCTGCAAGAATCCATGAAAATGATCGAAGAGTTGAAAAAACAGAAAAATACCAGCAATCTTTTGAAAGGAACCGACGGGGAGAACTATCTCTACAATTTATTTGTCGATATTTTCGGCGATTTTGAAGATTTTGACATCAAAAAAACCGCTTCGACGCCCCATTCTGCGGACATGTTGGTTACATTCAAACAATTTTCCATATTGGTGGATAGCAAGAACTATTCCAATGGTGTCGATAAGAAGGAAATCGTCAAATTGGAGAAGGATATCTCGAATAACAAACATATTAAAGTAGCGTGGCTGGTATCGTTAAATACGCCTATTAATGGGTTCTCGAAATACCCCGTTATGTTTGATATCAAAAATAATGTTTGTTATTGTTACATCAATTCTTTATGTAAGCATGAGAACCCGCGTCAATTTATGAGAACCATCTGGTATTCCTGTCATTTTTTGTTTGAGAAAATCCTGAATATGCCGTGTGGGGAGGAATTATTGGAAAAATACGTGAAGAATGAAGAGCGTATCCGGCTTTTGGTCGATAAAATGATGAAGAAATCGAAGGAACGTTATGCCACATTGAAACAGTTGACGGAGAACTTTGACGAAACCGACAAGGATTTGAGGGAAATTTTGAGTGGTGAAATCATGTCGGTACATGAAATACATATCATTACTTTGAAAGCTTGGTGGAATGAGAACATTGTTACTGTTGAAAATGGGTCCATGAAATCGAAAAAAATATTTGATGCGTTTATTCGTCACGAAAACAACAAAGATTGTGGCATTAATTTCGATTCGTTTAAACATATTGTCAAGGAAATTGTGAATGCGGCGGATATTGTGGCGGGTAAAACTGGGAAGAGTGATTATACGATTTTGGGGGTGGGGTTATCATAAAATGGTAGGTATTTTTGTTATTTTATTAATTATATTTGTATTATATATAGTATAAATGCCTACTATTAATCAAATTCAACCAGGTTTCCAAGTAGACCTTATAGAACCTTTTAACACTCTAAGACAATTTATTGTTGTGAAGGTGAACAAAAATAATAATACCATTGATGTTTATTCTGAACATACTGAACCTCATACTTATACTACAGTTAATGTATCAAATATTTTACAAGCCTTCGATAGAAGTGGTAAGCTGGTTAAGGGAGGACGCAAACGCACAAACAAACGCCGAAAGAGTAAACGTCATTCCATGCGTAAAAAAAGACATACAGGTCGCCGAAGGAAATAAATTTAGGCATAATTTTGAAACATAAGAATAATTATCATACTTTTATGTTTCGTATTTGGAGAACCTGACACAAATAGCATTTATTTGTGGTATTCAGCTGATAATTTACCATCAATCTCAACTCTTTCTAAACTGTCAACTTATTTTTTATTTCTTTTTACACTTCGTCGTTTATTTTTTCTTCGTCTTTTGGTACGTTTACCAC